TGAGTTGTCCGAGAGGGGGCGAATATGGAAATTAGAATTTCCGAGATTGATCTTGATAAGACTCTTGCCAAGGCGCAAAAGATTGCTAAGCGCTCGCAAGTAAAGGGCTTAGAGGGTGGCTATGAAGTTTCTATTGAAACTCGCCAAGAAGAAAACGATTATGGTTTTACAGTCGAGTATCCAGTTCTTGTTGTAAGCGGTTCTGCTTTTAAGTTTAACGGCTGGAAGTTCGTTGGCGTTGCTGATTTTGTTGAGGGCAAGGCAATCACTCGCTCATTGCCAGAAGGTCGTGAGTTAAATCCTTCCGAAGTAAAGGTTGGCTACTGCGATCATTGCCAGACAAACCGTGTTCGTAAGCAAGCATTATTTGTAGAAAACGAGCAAGGTGAGTTGAAGCAGGTTGGCTCAAGTTGCGTCAAGGATTTTGTAGGCTGGGATTTCTCAGTAGGCGTTATTCCAACCGAATCAGAGTTCGAATCTTTAGGCTCACGCTTTGGTGGAGTTACTGGTGTTTCTATCGGTGACTTAATCATTCAAGCCGTAGCAGTAGTTGAAAAGTATGGATACATTAAGAGCAATCAAGCCCTTAGCACCAAGCAAGTTACATGGGCTTTAGTCACAGGTTACGGAATTGACTCAAAAGTTCTTGAGGAAATCCGCAAAGAGGTTGGTCAAATTACTTTGGCACATATCCAAAAGGCTGACGAATTGATCCAGTTTGGCAAGTCATTTGAGGGTGCCAGCGAGTTTGCTCAGAACTTACGCACAATTTGCTCACTATCCGTAATTACCGAGCAGTTCGCTGGGATCGCGGTTTCCTTGACCAAGGTTTATGACGACAAAAAAGCCAAGGAAATCATTGAGCAGGTTCAGTTCAAAAAAGAGCAGTTTGCTCCAGTAGGCGACAAGGTGGAGATTCAAGTCAAGGTTATTGGGGCAAATACTTTTGAGAGCGCCTACGGCTGGACAAGTCTTTACACCTTCGCAAGCGCTGACTATCAGTTCAAGTGGTTTTCAAGCCGTAGTTTTAATTTTGAGATCGGTGACGAAATTGTTATCAAGGGAACCGTCAAAGGATCAGACGAATACAAGGATTCATTCTCAACACTTCTAACTCGGTGCAAAATAGTCGCCTAAGAGCCATGCGATACAATAAACCTACTGTGCGCTAGTCGCCCGAGTTTCGTCTTACCTCCGTGTCCGTGTGACCTAGACGGTGACTTGGGCTTCCCATGCGCCGTCATAGGAGGAATAGATGGCTAAGTACCGCGTATTAAAGGGTCTTGATTACCCGCCAAACAAACGCGCCGAAGTTGGCGCAGTTGTAGAAGATTTACCAGCCACCGCAATTAAGTGGCTACTAGAGGACGGCATTATTGAAGATGCCACAAAGCCAGTAAAAGTAGAAGTAGTAGAGCCAGTAGTTGAGGTTCCAGTTGTCGTACCAGTTGAGGAAACTCCAGTTGCTAAAGGTTTTGATCCTGAAGCAACCGATGGCGATGGCGATGGATTCCTTCAAGACGGTACACAATTCCAACGCCCAGTTGAGGAGAAATAATGCCTACATTCCGCCACGGTAAAAATGTTAAAGTATTTGTAAATGAGTTTGATTTCTCGTCTTACTTTACTGACATGACAGCAACTTCAACTGTCGAAACCGCAGAAACCAGCACTTTCGGATCAAGTGCGAAAGAATATATTACAGGGCTTCAAGACGGCACAGTTTCAGTAAGCGGAATGTTTGAAGGTACAGCAAGTGTTGGTACTGACGCATTTTTCGCAACTGCTCTTGGCAGTTCAAGCAAAGTAAAAGTTATTGTTGCCCCAGAAGGTCACGCAAACGGCAATCGTGCCGTTATGCTTCAAGCAGACGACACCTCTTATGAGGTTTCAGGTGCTATCGCAGATGTTGTTCAAGCAAGTGCCGAGTTCCAGTCCTCAGACAGAATTGACCATGGGGTAATTTTATCCTCTGGATCAGCCGTTAGTGCGACTGGCACAGGAACTAGCGTGGACAATACCGCTTCATCAGCCAACGGCGGCGTGGGCTTTTTAAGCGTTCCAGTAAATACCCGTAACGGAAATGTGACTGTAAAAATTCAGGCTTCAGCCGATAATTCAACTTTCACAGATTTAGTTACATTCGCCGTAGTTACCAGCACTTCCAAGACTTCTGAAAGAGTCGAGGTTACTGGAACAGTAGCAAGATACCTACGAGTGTCCTATACAGTCGCAGGTTCCACAGGTACCGCCACCCCAACCGTGGCTTTTTCAAGGAGATAAATAAATGCCTACATTTCGTCATGGTAAGTCCACCGTATTCAAGGTAGACAACTCAGGTGGCACACTTACCGATATTTCAAATTCACTAACTGATGTTTCATTCCCACAAACAGTTGAAACTGCCGAAACCACATCTTTTGGTTCAAGCGCAAAGACCTACATTGTTGGTTTGACAGATTCAACAATTTCAGTTTCAGGTAACTTTGATGCAACAGTTGATGCTCACCTAGCAGCAATTCTAGGACAAGCCGCAACAGTTTCAATCGAATACGGTCCCGAAGGATCAACTGCTGGACAGGTTAAATACACAGCCGAGGCAATCCTTACTTCTTATGAGAAATCTGGCGCAGTTGGCGATGTCGTGTCATACTCAGCCGAACTTCAAGTAACAGGCGCAGTAACTCGCGGTACTTACGCATAATTAAATAGCAAAACAACTTAATAAATCGTGACCAACCTAGTGTCCCAAGGAGAAATAAATGAATCTCAAAGAAGCAATCTTTAGTGCCGATGACATCACAAAGGAACTTGTAGAAGTTCCAGAGTGGGGCGTAACTGTTGAAGTTCGCTCAATGACAGCGGCAGAACGAGCCAAGTTAGGTGAAGGCGCATCAAAGGGCGACAAAACAGATGTCGGTCTTATGTACGCAATGACAGTTATCGCAACTGTTTATGATCCAACTTCAGGTTTGCCAGTTTTCACAGATCAAGACAAGGAAGCAATCCTTTCTAAGAATGGCGCAGTAGTTGAGCGCCTTGCTACAAAGGCTCTTGGTAGTTCTGGTCTGACTGACAAGGCGGTAGATGAGGCACAGGCTCGATTTCCTAAAGAATCCTGAGCGTAGATTTCTTTTTGAACTAGCAGAAAAATTAGGTAGGACGGTGGCTGAGATTCTCTATGGGAGTCCAGCACACCGCCCCCTAAGCAGTATGGAATTAACTGAGTGGACTGCGTTTTGGACTCTCAAAGCAAAAGAGCAAGAGAAGGCAGAGCGTAGAGCGAAGGCGAGGCGATAATGGCAGAAACTCCTACCATGGAAGTTCGCGCCCGCCTCACCGCAGAAACCGCGCAATTTACCAGAGGTCTTGAACAGGCTTCAAGATCAGCAGATCAATTTGCTCAATCCAGTCAGCGCCTTCAACAAGCGATGACTGGTATAGGGGTTGCTTCAGCGGCGGCGCTTACAACTTTAATTGCTCTTGGTACCAAATCATTTATGGCAGCGGCTCGCGTAGACGAGTTAGATGTTGCTATGAACGCTGTTGGAAAAGCAACAGGTCTTGGTTATCAAGCAATTAGAGATGCCGCAATAGCCACAAAAGACATGGGCATTGAGATGGAAATTGCCCAGCAATCAGCCATTAAATTTGCTCAAAACAATCTTAAATTATCTTATGCTTCAGAATTGGCTAGAGCGGCTCAAGACCTTGCTGTTGTTAGCGGCAAGAACTCAACTGAAACATTTAATATGCTTACTCACGCCGTTATTACAGGACGAAGTGAAGTTCTTAAATCAGTTGGTATTCAAAAATCTGCTGGTCAAATGTATGAATCATTTGCTAGAAGCATTGGAAAATCCGCGAGTGCTTTGACTTATCAAGAAAAGCAAACAGCAGTTGCCACGGGTGCGCTTGCGGAAGCGGCTAAAGTTGCTGGAACATACGAAGCGGCTATGCAAAGTCCTGGAAAAGTTCTCCGTTCTTTCTCTCGCATTACTAACGATATTCAAGTTTCTTTAGGCGATATGCTTCTAAAAGGTATTGGACCTATTGTTTTCCATCTTTACGAGTTCTATAAATCCTTAAGCAAGGCTATTGCTAATAGCGTAATTTTCAGAACAGCGATTGAGGCTGTTAAGCAAGTAATTATTAAATTAACTGCTCCAGTTGTTAAATTCCTTCAAAAAATGAAAGAAGTGGTTGATAACTTTACTAAAGTTTCAGTAGCCGCAGGAGAAGTAAAGGCTAACTTTGATCCTGTTGGAGATTCTGTTAAGAACCTTGCTGGACAGATTGAATTCCTTTTGCCAGCAGTTGCGTCAATGATGGCGATGTTTGCTACTTTTGCTGGCGCTAGAGTTTTTGCCGCAGTTCCAATTTTAGGCTCAACTTTGGGAATGTTGGCTGGACCTATTGGAATAATTGCGATTGGGTTTGCCACTTTATACATGACTTCAATCCAAGTAAGAACCGCTATAAATAATTTGTTTAGGTCTTTACAGCCATTTGTATCCGTTGTTGTGGCAGTTGGCAAAGGTTTGGCTACCTTGGCTGGTTTTGGAGTTGCTCTTTTGGCTAAGGCAATAAATGGATTAGCCACGATCATCAATTCAATTACTGGTTTTTTTGAAAGACACGCAACTGTTGCTAGAATTTTAACTGGAGTAGTTGTAACTCTTGTTGCCGCTTTTCTTGCCTATAAAGCGGCAATCATCGCGCTTCCAATAATTCAAGCCGCAGTTACTTTTGCCACAGAAGCAATGGCAGTTGCCCAAGTAATATTAACAGGTGGACAATTAGCAACCATAGCCTCTACTAATGGCTTAGCCGCTTCCATGCTTAGTTTGAACGCAACAATGATGGCAAACCCTATCGGTTTAGTAGTTGGTGCCATAGTTGCCCTAGTGATTGCTTTTGGTTTTGCTTGGAAAGAAAGCGAAACTTTTAGAGAAGTAATGACTGACGCTTTTAACGCAGTTGCCAAGGTAGTCGGAGCAGTTCTTGGATTTACCTTTGAAATGCTCGGTAATTTAGTTCTCGGCTTTGGTGAGTTGATTAGTGTTAATAATACATTTGGAAAGGTAGTTTCATCTGTATTCCAATTTGTTTATGACGCGGTTTTATCTTTTGTCACATTTTTCATAAAAGCAGTTAAATATATTGTTGATGGATTTGTAAATCTAATGACAACCAATAAAACTTTTGCTTCCGTTGTTGAAAATGTCCTTAATTTTGTTATTGACGCATTTATTTTCTTTTATACTTTCTTTTACAGAGTAGTTAAATTTATTTTAGACGCATTTGTTTATCTCTTTGATACTCATAAAGCCTTTGGTAAAATAGTTGCCGCTGTAATAAACTTTGTCGCAAAAGCCTTTTTTGGCTTGCTTAGTTTTTTCCTTGAATTTGTTAAAACTTTTGTTGATACTTTTATTGATCTATTTAAGAGCCATGAATCTTTTAGAAAAATAGTTGAAACTGTTTTCAATGTAGTTATTAAAATTATTGGTCATGCTGTCACAGCGATTGT